CTTGCAGGTTCTGTGGTCGCCACAGATGGTATTCCCCACCGGCAGTAACGATTGCCTCGCCCCAATCGAGCTGATGCTCTGAAAGTCTGCCCAGGTCTGTTTTTAGTTCGGCAAAGATGAGGCCTCGAGTTTTATGTACGAGAACTAGATCGGGAAAGCCACGGCCATCTGAACGCCATACACCAGGGCGCACCATTTTGGGTGAGGCGTGAAAGATTAGCCAGCCTTGCATTTTGGCTATGCGTATCACCTGGTCTTGAAATATGGCTTCTGAGGCTTCAGTCATGGGTGGCATTGTTTAGCTGCTTTACGAGTTGTCGGTTGATTGCCATGAGCCTGCCACATTCCTCTGCGAGCACTGCGCATTGTTTAGCCATGTTGCCTACGCAGTGGCATTCAGGGTCGCTGTTTAGTTTGACTGTGCAGTCGGGGTAGTGGTAGTGCCCATTTAGGCCGTAGGGCATCATTTCTTGCTCGACTGTCCGAGCAATAGCCCTGTCATAAAGACGCTAAAAACGAGAACAACGAAAGTGAGAAGTTCGGTCATTAGAACGGCTCCTCTTCTGGCAATGGCACTTCTTCAGGCTCATTATTCTTCAACGCTTCAATGGCTTTAGAGACTTGGAACTTGTCCATGCTTGGCAGGTCAAGTGGGGGCAACTTGCCTGCCTCCTTCAACAACTTCTTATATAGCCACACCTGTTTGTCGCTAGGTGCGTTCGCTGGGCGTTCTGTGATGACACCATCGGCGCTTTGTGTCGTGGTCATGCGTTGTACCTTGCTCATCTCTTCACGGCTTGGTTTCTTCGTCCAGTCTGTAGAAAGATAACCGGCAGCACTCAAAGCACGGCCGTGTGCAGAGGTAGCACAATTTTCAATTCGTGACGTGGCATTGACACCACGGTCTGTCAAATGCTCTTCTGCATAGTCTGTGGCTGTGGGTCGAGAATCGGTCTTGTCAAACCAAACCTCAGCCCTGACCACAACACGTTTGCCGTCATCAAACACCAATTCAGAATAGATAGCGCCATTGGGGTGGTCTGCCCAGAACCTAGCAATTCTGCTGGCCACTGGTTCATAAGATTCGAGGTCAAATGCCATTGGAATACAGCCTTTCTAAACGGTCACATTCTTTTTCTAGTGTTCTGATGGTTTGGGTCATGCGTTGCGCTGCGTGTTCCAGTTTGGCAACTGTTTCTCTGCAGGCCGTGATGTTGTCAAGCAGTTCGCATTGGCGACAGTCTCGACTAGGAAATCCGGGCTTTTCTTTGCCGAGATAGCAGTCCTCATGGTGATAGTTCGTGGCCATTAGATGAGTCCTTTGTCGTAAAGGTCTGATGCTTGCTTGGCAGCGTCCAAAATCATCTGGGCAAGTGCATTTGGGTCGTCTTTCTTGGCGACTGACAGTTTGCCGATGGCGTACTCGATGGCTTCACGCTCTTGAAAACGCATTTGCATTTCTAACTTGACGGCCAAGTGACCCAAGATTTCCATTGCTTCTGAATGTGTCATAGTTTCCCTCTTTGACTAATGCGCTATTTGCAGCGCCTCTTCTTTATAACAAGTGGGTGGTTGGACTTGCAAAGTTGGTCGTTCAAACCGTTGCAGTTGTGGCGAATTGCGCCCCAGCCGTAAAGCCCAGCCGGGCCTCTTCGCTGACCATTCTCGGTATGACCATAGAAAGCAATTCTGTCAACGCCACGAGCCTGAGCGCCAAAAGACAGTTTGTGCACTTTGCGCGCTGGCGTGTCATTCCAAAAATCCCACGTTCTTTTGTAAATCCCAAAATAGGAAACGTAACTTGAGTGGGGGTTCAATGGGTACATTCGGGCAGTTGAATTGCCAGTCTCGCAACGTGCTAGGTCTAAATACCATTCTTTCCCCATGGGGTGGTTCCAGTCTTCTTTTGCAGCTGCTGGTGCTGGTACGAGTAGGGCAGTGAAAAGCGTGAACGCCATGATGAACTTTGTCAATCCTCAAAAACTTCTGTTGGCAATCCCCAAGTTCCCCAACTGTCTTGCCGGGTGGCCACGGAGGCCTGAACTATCAGATTTGTCTCAGGGTCTATAAACACCTGAACGAGTAATGTCCTGTCTTTGGACACTAACGGAAGATAGGTGAGGATTGTTGGCTTTTTGCTCATGCGTCGTACCATTCCTCGGTCATCATTTGTTTTACTTGCTCTGGAGTTAGCAGGAATCCTCTGCTGGGATGCTCTGAACCCTTGGCAAAATCCCATTTCTCAATGTGGCCTTTGTTTAGTCGCAGATACTTTTTTAGTCTTGCCACGCTGACCAGCGAGAAAGCACCGGGGGCGTATCGGTATGCCCACCATGCTGCAGTAGTGACGTTGATACCTGATTGACACCATTCGCCACGGTCATTCATGCATTGGGTTTCAATGGTCATTTTGCCGTTTCGGTAACGGTCTGATTTGACTTCCACTTTTGCGCCTTGCACTGAGTTGAAGAAGTCAACTAGTTCTTGTTCTGCTTCTTTGCCGTAGGCCAAGTCAACTTGAAAGTCAAATTTGGGGTTGTAGCCCTGTTGTAGTTCAGTCATGGTTTCCCTCCATAAGTCCATTATGACCTATGGGGGTGGCTGTTTGGAGGATGCGACCCTAGGCGCAGGAGGGAAACACGCCACGCCTAGAGCCTGTCAGAGTCGGCTAGGCCTTGTCTGAGTTCGGTTTTGGCAATGCGCGCCATGCTGCTTCGAGCGCTTTAGCGTCTTTTGCCAAGTCCATTTCAAGTTCAAAGTGAAGCCACGCGCCCCCTATTGAACCTGCGTTGTCGGTTGCTGTAAAGATTTTGACACCCTTTTGCCCTTCGCCTCTAGAACAGCGATAGCCACGGCCATAGTCCCCAAATGCGTAGTCGTGCAGTTCGCACAGTCCTAGGGCTTCTGAGTGCTCAATGAACCAATCCCACGCTTCCTTAGCCTGTGCACGGCCTGCTCTGGTCTTGGGATAGCCAATGTCGCCAGCAACGCCGAGCGAATGCACAGAAAGGGTTTTGCCTCCTCGAATGTTGCGAACAACAAACGTGCCTAGGTTGGTAAAGCCCCAGCGTCGTTTGCATAGGTCAACAAACTTTTCTGTTCCTGCGAGTTTGCCTGTGCCGGGTGTGGTCACTGGGTAGTAGGGGTATTTACGAGGCACGGCCAAACGCCTTGTCTGCTGGGTTGAAGTAGCGCATGGCTGTTGGTATTGCTGCAGCCCATACTGCGTTGAGCGTGGCTGTGGGGCTTTGTGTTGCTGTGTATGTGGCTACAGCGCTGGCGAGTAGTGAACGTCCGTATGAGGCGAGTAGTGCCTTTTGTGAGGGTGTGAGGTTGAGGGTCATTCTGTGTCCTTTGTTGGTTGTTTTTGAGGCGCTTTGAGACCATTTGAAGCGAGCAACGATGAGAGAGCCCCTGAGAGGAAAAGCATCATGGGACTGAGGAGCGCCCACGCCGATTTGTCATTTTCTGAAACCTCGAGAGGCTGTACCACGAATAGCAGTCCGAACAGCAGAGCCCCTGTGGAGGCTACGAATGTGACAGACAATGTGATGCCGACAATCAGTATGAGTCGGGCTTTGATTTCGTCGTTTGTGTAACGCCTTCTAGCCACAGCGACCACCACCAACTTGAACTGTGGTCACAACTCCGGGTGCTTTGTTTTTGATGCGTTCGCAGTTCACTCTTGTACGGTCTGAGCAACTACTCAGGACTAAGGAACTCAACAGCGTCAGGGATAGAAGCAATTTCCTCATCTGTCATCTCTCTTTCAGTTGTCTCGCCTGTTAGACAGTCGTATTGGTGAATGGTTGGTTTTGGGTCGCTCATGGTTTCCTATATCCAAAAATGGTAATTGTGCCTGTGATGTTGCCTGCTGCTGGGAAAAGATAAAGCCCTGTGTAAGCCGTTGTTGAGGTCGTGTAATGGTTTACATAGGTAATTAAACTGCTATCACCTGCGTAAGACTCTCCTCTTGCCTGAGTTCTTACGCCTGAAACATTGGGTCGAAAAATCGTTGTTTGTGAATTACTGTATAACGCTGCTGAGGTGCCGTTATTGGTGTTGAACCAACCAGTAGCAGCAGTCTGATTCAAACTGAAAAAAGAGGTAGTCCAATACCAGCCAACACGGTCATAGACAGCACCTGTATCTTTGGTATTTGTGCCAGTCATCAGTTGAAACTGAGTGTTTGTGCTAGAACTGCCGTAGTAGGTGGTGTGAACCTCGTAATTGTCGTAGGTACTGCTGAAACAGTTAGACATCTCAACGCCACTAGACGCACTAAATGTGGTGCTAGCAATAAACACCAGCCCTGAGTTAGCCAAATAGGTATTTGTGTCACTCGCCGTGAGCACCTCACCAGTAGTAAAAGTCTTTATAGCCATAGTTTTAGTATCCTAACTTGTTGAAATCAAGCCTGCCGAACACCGTATCGTTCAAGACCAAATAGTTATTTAGGTCAGCACCAGACAGGTAATAGGTGTATCGGCTCGACTCAGGGGTGGCCGTAACAGCAATGCCCTCAATTACGGACTGGTAAACAGTGCCACGAAAAGTAACGCTGACTCGTGCGCCAATCATCTCGCCTAACTGTGACAAACCCATCTGGTCTAACTTGAATGACGTTTGTGCCTCAGCCAAACAAGACACAGAAGTCAACGCAAACTTTTGAGTTTGATACTGGCTGAGCAAAAAGTTGGCTTGGTCGAGAGCCTGACTAGCCGAAGATGAAAGCGTGTTCACTGCGTATGTTCGGTAAGGCTTCACGGCTGCAGTTTTGGTGACAGTCTGCGCTGCATAGTCTGCCGGGTCAACAGTGACCTGAGTAAAGAAGTTGTCTGACAATGAACCAAATGTTGTTTGGTCATAAACCTGATTAGTGGCGTTGTTTGCAACGTCAGAAAAGTTCACTGTGCAAGTGGTTTGGTTGAATGGGCCTCTAAGAACAATGCCCTCAACTTGTTGGCTGTCAACCATACGGCCATTAGTTGTAACCAAAACAGAGTTTATCCAGTCGCCCCAACTTGAACTAATGGTTGCCGCGCCCATTGATGGGTTGAAAGTCTGGCTTACATTTATCAGGGTTTCTGTATTCATGTTTGAAAGTTGTGCGTTTAGCAAACCAGCAGCCATTGCGTAAGAGTTGCCCTGCATACGAGAAGCAGACGCAAAATAGCCTTCAATGGTGACATTGAGATAATCGGCGTTGCCAACACTGCCTGCATAGGGGATGCCATAACTGACATTGACATCTTTGATAGTGCCAAAATACGCCGAGTAATAAGGGTCGGTTGTGTTTGGGCTTTGAATACGAATGTAAGTACCAGACACCATTGCAGTAATAGGGCTTGCATATCCGTTTGGGTATCGAATAGTTAGAGACGCTGTAGATGCGCTGTATTGGTCAAGCATCGCCTGACGGCCAATGTTGATGTTGATGTTTTGCACATTAGACAGCGTTGTCCATGTGGTTTTGTCCGTTGAGTATTGAACAATGTAGGACAAAGGCATCAGAAAGCGTTACTTATCTTGATAGGGACAGAGCCGTTTTGCCTCATGTAGGTACGTAGTGCTTGCACTACTGCGTTAGGGTCGCCACCGTTGACGTTGATGTTCACAGTCGTGCCACCACCACCCATTTGACCCATACGGTCAAGAGGAATCACAGCCTCTGGGCCTGCCTCACCAATCATCGCCAGCGTCGGGCCAGTAACAATGCCACCTGCAGCCAACATCGGAATCTCAGGCACATCGAAGCCTTTGCCACCAACCCCCGGCACCCACGACGGAACTTTGAAAGACACTTTGCCAAACGTGTTGTTCCACAAAGACGCTAAACCATTGAAGACTGTTTTGAAGACGGTTGCTAGAACATTGAATTGAAACTTTATGACGTCAACCCATAAACCAATCGCGTCACCTAGCGTTCGGAACACTGACTGGACGCCGTTCCTAAACCATTCAAATTTGTTGTAGGCAAGAATCAGACCAGCAATGATTGCTGTAAAAACAATGAGTCCAGACGCTACTTGTACGGCTGTGAACGATGCAGCCAATACTGTATTTAGACCTGTAGTGATAGTTGAAATGACTGTCCATGCTTTCATTGCAGCATTGGCAACAAGAATTGCAGCTGCTAAACCAGCGATAGCGCCAGCAACAATGCCAAACACAGTGGAGTTCTTTTCAGCCCAATTTCCCATTGCCGTGAGTGCTGGCAACAGCGCTTCGACAATTGGAGTAATCAGATTTCCAACTGCTTCTTTGGTTTCTTTCATTGCAATCTGGAAACGCTTGAACTTGCCTTCAGCAGTGTTGGCTGCGACAGTTGCAGCATTATTTGTGGCGAGACCAATGGCATACATAACGTCTTCAAACGACGCGCCGTCTTTTATCATCTGACGGTATTCGGGGGCAAGTTTTGCTAGGGCTGTGAGGTTGCCACCGTAAGCCTTTTCTAATGCTTTTGTGACGGTCTCCAGTGGCAAACCTTTTTGCGCTGCAATGTCAAATGCCTGACTTGCCAGTTTTTGCGCTTCTGTAACTGAGCCTGTAGCCCTAACAAGGCCAGCCAATGCCGGGCGTAACTCATCATCGGTAATACCAAGCACTCGACCCTGTGCGCTAATCCACTCTTCAACGCTGGCAATCTGTTTGTCGTTAGCGCCTGTGGTCGCTGTAAGTTGTCGTGCTAGTTCTGCTTGCGCTGCAGCGTCTTCTACTGCGTCTTTCGTGGCGCTAAATAATGCTGCACCAATGCCAGCCAAGGCTGCTGCTGCAGGGACGGCTGCTTTCTTGATTGCAAATTGCGCTTTCTTGCCAGCGCCTTCAAGGTTCTTGAATTCGTTGATTGCCTTGGAAACGCCTCCACCGTCAAAAGTAGAGATGATGGGAATTGCAAGTGCCATTAGTTCAGTTCTTTCTGGACACGCTGAATGGCATCCATTGAGAGGCGTTGTAAGCCTCTTTCAATCTCGCCACGCTTCCTAAATACAGAAGGCCCAAGAACTCGCGTCTGGTTGGGTTTGAGTGGCCCTAGAGAGTCTCCTAGGGTGTTGGGGTTGCTACGCCCTGCAGCCTCAAACACTGCAGCGCCAACGTAGGTCTGTGTGATGTAAAGCAGGCTTACGGCCTCCCTTGCAGCATCGACTTTCAATTTGACACCAGACTGTGCCTTGGCCACTGAGAAGGGAAAGATTTTGCGTCCTGATTTATCTGTCCAATTGCGAGCCATACCCGACAAAGGAATCTTGGCGTAGCCCTTTTGGACTTCCTGAATAGCAGGTGCTGCGATTTCGTTGGCGTTTCTGGTGAACTCTTTACGAAGACCCGGTTCAACCTTGTTCAGCGAACGGATGGTTTCTTTCAGACCTGCTATCTCTATGGAGGCTGATGCTGTCATTTCCGTTGTGCTTTCTGCTGGTTGTTCAAAATCTCAATGACGGTGGTTAGGTCGTCAATTTCAAATTCTATTTGTGGGGGGTAAAACCCTGTCGCAACGAGTACTTCTGCTAAGGCGCGTCGGTAACTGTTGCTTCGGTGGCTTTTGGGTCTTCTTGACCAACTACTTCTACGGCATTGACTTTCTTGATGTATTCGTCAAACGAGACTGGCACTGGAATGTTTTGTTGTTTGCAGCATTCGTAGGCCATGAACGCAAGGTCTTCGATGCCGATGCCGTTGGCGAGCGTTGATGCTTTTTGTTTGAACTTGCGTTCCCAAGCGACAATGACGAACAGGTTGGTTTCTAGTTCGTATGGTTCGCCTTCGTTGGGCGTGATGCGTAGTTGGATTTTCATTGTTTCCCTCTTTCAATTATCAGGTGATGTCTCGTACCCATGTGCCACCGGTGAAGGAGGCCGTGACGGTTGCGAGTTCGCCCACTGTCGAGTTGATTGGCGTGAAGTTTTCCAGCATTGCATTGGTGATGACGTATTCAGGGTTGGAGGCTGATTCAGTTGTTCCTGATGGGCTGATAGTCAAAACTGTCGTGCCCTGACCAACCATTGCTGCAAGTGCTGTTTCAACTTCTGACGTTGAGCCTGAGCCACCGTAGGAGAGGAAGAAGTCAATTGAAACTTCGACGCTCTGAAGGCCACCAACGAAACGATGGCCAGTGTCACCGAATGCTGTTGCTTCGAGCGAGTCCTGACCGATTGTGATGGTGCAAGCGTTTGCTTGGTCACTCAAGTCGTACGTTGTCGCGCCCTGCGTGATGTTGATTGTTGCATTGCTAAGGAATGTTGATGTTGCCATTTCTGACCTTTCTAGTTTCGTTTGACTGCGATTGCCACAGTCAAATCGTATGTTGGGATGTCTTGCCCACCGTAAGAAGCGTTGCCCGGTCGGGCATCTACTACGGCAATGGAAGAATTCATAATTGTGTCAACCGTGGTCATCAGGTAATCACCTGAGTCTTGGTTGCCGGGGGGAGCTGCAAGTACGCGCACTGGAATGCGAAAGTCGCCCACGTTGTATGTCCATGACGTCATCACTGGTAATTCAATAAAGACGGACATTGGCCGTGCGTTGCGTGGGTCTGTAACTGGTTTCAAGCCGAGTGCTGTCAACGCTGTTTTGATTGCGTTCACTGCGTCAACAAGGATTCCAGATGCAGGCATCAGGCGACCTGTGGACGGCCACAACCAATGAGAGACATAATGCGTCCCATGGTTGAGGGGATAGGTATTGAAGACATTGCGTCAAATGAGGCAAACGAATCTGCAGAGCCACGCTCACGGTAGAGAGTTGCTGCATACATGATTGCACCGAGTTTTACATCAGCACCGGGCACTGTTGTCATCGAGTCTGTGTATCCAGCCTCACGACGCTTTCTGAAGCACCAGTTGTTGGTGGCATTGACGCAGACCGTTATGAAGGCCGTGTCGTTAGCAGTAGCCACGTCAATACCAAGCCAACTTGTCACATCGGAAGCCTGAATCCACGATACAGACGGTGTGAATGTGACAGTACCTGTCGCAACAGAACGCTCCAAATCATTACCAGCGTCACGGCTAAGGAACTGATAGAGACGAATGACATTGTTGTCAAACTCAAAATCGCCCTCATCCGATTCACCGATGTATTCAAAGTCTTGCGTTGAAAGAACGGTGTGTGTGCCGTTCAAATCATGACCAGCGCCAGCGATGGTGACAACATCGCCGACGGTGATACCAGTTTCAACAAAGGTCTGAAGAACCACAACACCGTCTAGGCGTGTGTGAAACGCTAAGTCGTAAGTGGCCATGGTTCTTCAGTTCCTTCTAGGTCTCAGGACTAAGCCTGAGGAATCTTCATGAACTGGTTAGCGTCAATCATCTTCGGGGCAAAGTAGCCACGGAATGCGATTGTGCGTGACAGCGTCGATGGATTGTCGAGGCTGATTGCACCCTTCTGCTGTTCGTAGCAACGGAAAGCACCAGTTGCTGCTGCGCCCACAATGGTGGTCTTCGCTGCGAACTGTGTGTCCACTACGAGACGCAAACCGAACACAACTGCGTCACGGCCACCGGGGTTCATTGTTCCAAATGCGTTCATTGGCCCAACCTGTGGGAACAATGGACGGTCTGCAGTGTCGCTCAATTGACCGAGTTGTGCAAATACGTCTGGTGAAACAAACAAGTGGTCTGGCATGTAATAGCCGTTGCTCAGGATGGTTGTTGCACAGGCATAAACCTTTGCAATCCAGTCTGTTGGGTCTGTCGTTGCGACGTTACCTGTGGTCTGTGAAGTACCTGCAAGAAGCGCATCGGCTGCTGCATTGTCCGTGGCCAAGGCGTATTTTTTGCCCATGTCCTCAAGGAGGCCGTTGAGCACTTCCGGCGAAGACCAGTCAATTGAAGCCTCTGAAACTTCGACGTATCCACCGTAAATGTCCTTGGTAATTTGGATGTCGTCAACGATGTATTGACCAGCAGTGATGGTGGTGTTCTGTGTCTGAGGGCCAGAAATTGAGGTATGAGTCGTAATTTTTGGAACGATGAATACCTTGCCACTTTGGGGCATCGGGCGTGAGCCGATTGCATCGACCACAGGACGCAGACCCTGAATCCCAGAATAGATAGGTTGCACTATGGGAAGTGGCAAGATGCCATCCAAATCGGCAGTCGTCACATCTGGAGCGGCGGCGCGAAGGCGAGCGTTGAACTCGGCAGCGACAGCGCCACCTTGCATCTGTGCAGAAATCCATTCGCCAGCAGATGGCATTTTGAATTCACGCTTTGCTGTTGCGAATAGGGGTGTTTGAATAACGTCGGGCTGGGAGGCTTCGACTGGGGTTTCTTGTGACATGGTTTCCTCCTCGGAAGTGTCGTTGTTGGGGGTTTCGGTTGCTTCTTCTTCAGGTTCGGAAGCAGCGATTTCTGTAATGATGGCATCCTTGAATGCCGGTGAAGCGACAAGGCTGATTTCTTCTAGCGATGCTGAAGAAACAATCATTGTGCCGTTTTTTGACATAGTGAATTTGAGTGGGATAGCGCCCACACTTACGGAATCGTAAGCACCTGCCTTGACAAGTTCAATTGCATCGTCTGATGCTCTGGTCTTGGCAAACTTTGCAGTGAACAAAAGTCCTTCTTCTGAATCTGCAAGTTCAGTCACAACGCCACGCAACTGCGTTGAATCGTGATTTTCCAAAAGTTTTGGGTTCTTTGCTTCGAGGTCAAAAGCGCCACGAAGAAAAGAAACCTTGGTGCCGTCTGAAACTGTCGCTGTGACATCCCAAGGTACGGCAACGCCTGTAATCGTGCGTGGCGAATCCTCGCCTGCAGCAGCATCCAGTGTCACTGGAATGGCCTGTAATCTAATCATGCTGATTCTGTCTCCGATGGTGTAGGAACTTCTGTTTCTCTAGGCATTTCGGCCATGTCGTTATGCTCAAGCAAATCGTCAAGGTCAAATTCAACAAAGCGTCCACGACTCAACACGTCATCCATAGACAGGCGCTGTGTAATTGCTGTTGCGTACATTTGTGCACCAAACAACCAGAGGTCTTGCCTTGCCTGCTGTGCATTCTGATAAGTCATTGAAGCACCGGGGGTTGGCGCTGAAACGAGATAGGCAGGGACGCTACAGAGGCGTGACAAATCAAGTGCTTGATACTGACGCTGTTCGCTGTTGACACTCATCGGGTCTTTGTCGAACTCGACAAACTCCACAAAGTTATTGAGTGCGCCAATGACGTTTCCATCACGGCGAGCCTGCGCCCACGATGCAGCAAGGTCGCCCAACTCTTCACCCGACATTGTTTCGCCAGCAGAAGTTTGCTGGAGATAGCCCGGCACAGTTTCAATGGTGGCGTATCGGTCTGCTGCTTGGTCTAGGTGGTAGCCAATGTTGAATGCACGTTGGCCAGTAAAGATAAGTCCAGTGGTTGGTGACAAGAAAGTGATGACTTGCGACGCGTCAATGTTGACACCGTTGAATTGAATGTCGTCGGTCATTCCAAAATACTGTGGGCCTTGCTCATCAGGTGTTTGAATGTTTGCAGCTGGTAGCCAACGGAAAGACATTGGGCGTCCGTCGCCAGCGTTACGGCTGGTCACATACCAGAAGGCTCGACCGTAAAACCACAAATCTTTGAATGTGTTAGCAAGCATAAACTGGCGTGGCACATTCGGGTCTGGGCGCTCCATCCACGTTTCATTGGGCACATAGATTTCTTCGTATTTTTCGCCTGTCCACTGCTTGGTGTATTGCTTGAATTCAAGGCCACCAATAGTCGAAGCCAGTAGGTCGTAAGAGCGTGAAACAGTGGGCAGTGACAACGCCAGTGTCTCAACTGTTCCAGTGTTCCACGCATAGAACGGTGGGATTCCGGACGAGCCGACACCAGCAGCAGCCTTGATAGGCGCACTGGCGTATTCGGCTCGGATTTTGCGAGAGAAAAGACCCACGCTCGGATTCTTACACAGATTTGTTGCAAATGCAACTATCTACGGAAAGCCATTGCAGCCTTGCCAGTATTTATCGGGCGAGACACCATCGCTGCAGCAACCACCAAAAGACGTGCTGCTTCGATTGGCCCCGGTGAACGCTGGGATGAGATAACCACTTGGCCGTTAGCCCTAGCAAGCACGGCACGGTTGACATGGCTCGCTAGTAGTTCTTCGCCACGATGCAAAACACGATGCTCAAGAATTAGTGATCTAGTTAGCGCCGTCAGTTTTAGGATTTCTGCATAGCCAAACGTGGTGCGCCTGCGTTCAAGTTTTTCAGGGGTGTGCACATCCAGCGTTGGAGAGATGACTAGACGCAACTTCGGGTCTGCCTCCATCGCCTTCTCAATCTGAAGCCACATCTCCTTCATTGACTCAGTAGAGAACTCAACGGTGGCCACAATTGTTTGTTCTTCAGTTAGTCCACAGCGAATCCCCACATACTTAGAACTATCCACAGAACAATCCACAGCCAAAACACCACCAGCAGGGCACTCTTGTTCGGTCTTGAGTTTTTCCCACACACCCGGCTGAAGCCAAGCGTCAGCAGAGGAGACCCACAAATTCAAATGCGCTCGAAGGAACGCTGCACGATCAGGTGATTCTGCAGCTGCATGAAGAGCGTCAAGGGTAATGGTTTCCCCTAACGCTGGGTTAGCCCAACGCCAATACGAATCATCATTCGGGTCAACATCAGGCAATGACCATTCGGCAAAATAAAGCCGTGTTTGTTTGTGTTTGTCAATCGACCCAAGCGCCTGCTCACGAAGACGTTGCATAGTCTTCGACCCTTCATCGCCACTAGTTGACCACGACGAAAGCAACGGAGATTTCACAGCAATTTGCGACGGCCTGAGAGCGTCAAAATAAACTTCCTCGGTGACGTTCCAAACTTCGTCAACAATAATCAGGTCATAAGTTCCACCATGCAAATGAGGTGTCGCAGCACGAACCTCCCACACGGACGAACCAATCTCGACTTTGTTACGGCCATAAGACCAAGTAACCTTGGCGTCATAATGCGCCTCAAGCACCGGGGCAAGTTCATTGAAGATGGCAACAGCACGATCTAGTTTGTTGGCCGTAGAAAGAACACGCATCGGTTTGCCACGCATCGCTGCAAAGTCCGTGAGCCACCAGCCAATGAGCGCCGTCAACGCAACAGACTTGCCGTTCTGACGAGCCGTAGAAACAAGAGATTCACGATGCACAAGATCACCGTTGTCATCATGGGTCAACTGGCCATTCAACGCTTGACGTTGCCACCCAAACAAAGTTTTGCTGAGCACTCTTTCCGACCAGCCAGCAACCAGATCACCATAAGACCCACCCGGCGCAACAACAGATTCCAACCGTGGTAAATGCCTTGCGCACCTACATGCGCCAGAACGGTTCTGTTCCTATTCGTGTGAGCAACATCTACTAGCCATGGCTTTACAGACCTACACGGTGTATTACTCGACAGACCCTGTCGGCGTC